AAGATAATAGAATCAATTGCATCTTTATCATTAACAAATATCTTTTTAAATTCTTCTGTTGAAGTAACACTATGTTTTAAAAGTGTATCATTATATGTTGACAATAAATCATTCTTTGAGTTTTCAGTTTCAGCTAATTTATCATTTAAAGTTTTAATATCTTTAGAGTATTTTTCATCATACTTTGCAGATAATTCTTCTCTGATTTTAGCAACATCGCCTTGCTTCTCATTTAGTTTTGTTTTAATATCATCAACCGTAAATTCTGAATCAAACTCCATTAATTCAGCAATACTCTTTTTAAACGTTTCACTTTCTTCAAGTTTAGTTTTTGTCTTGTTTCGTGACTCAATAGTGTCATTAAAAACATTTTTAACTTCACCAAAAGCACTTAATATTTCATCTTTGTTTTCAAGCTCCAATACATCTAGGTATTTAGCCTTAAATTCATCTAGTTTATTCATCGTTGTTGTTCCTTTTTTGCGACTCCACGCATAAAATTTTAGCAACTCCATGCTAATTGATATAGTATATTATAAAAAAGTTTGATTTTAAAGGGGTTAGATAAACCCCATAATATTAAGATTTTAGTTTGATTTTTAATTCATTTAAAGGTATTAAATCTTTTTGCGAATCATCAAATAATTTTTCAAAAGGTATTTTCTTTTCTTTCCAAAGTTTATATCTTTGTTTACCTAATATGTCTATTTGATTTTCTTTACTAAAAGCATTAAATATTTTTGTAGGTGTTGCATTTTTATCTATTTTAATTACTTTATCAACTGTAAATTTAGTATATGTTCCACCACTTCTAGCATTTATTTTCTTTTGATTCCATTCTGTTACTAATCTTGAATCTTGCTCAAATCTTTGTGACAATTCAGTTCTAAATCCTAAAATGCTTCTACATCGAAAATGACTATATAGCATTTTAACAATATCTTCTTTATTTTTAGAAGTTATGCCAGTTCTTAGTCTACAATAATTAGTTTGTCTAGTATCAGAAATTCCATTATAATAATATTCTATTATTTCATCTTTAAAAAAATCTGCTATTTCTTCTTGACTCTTTGCTAATGATTGTAAAGTTACAGTTCTTGTAATTGCATCAGCTTGATTTCTACTTATAGCTAATGTATTTTGAACTTGCTTTCTCATTTCATTTGTACTTAATCCTTGTCTAATTCCTTCTGTTAAAATAGTATTTAAACTATTTTTAGCACCAGATAATATTCGTTTTTTTTCATCAGATAAACTATTTCCAAAAATACTTATATTGGTTTGATTTATTCTCTTTAATGTTTGTTCTTTTGGGTTCTTAAGTTTAGAAAATTCTTTTGCTAGTCCATCACTTACATAGTCCGATAATATCTTTCCAGTAGCAAAATATGCTAAAATAGATATTTCTTTAACATCATCTTGAATTATAGTTTCAAAAGTAGAAAAAGCATTTTCAATTTCTTGATTTATAAATGCTTTTATTTTTGCTTTATCCTCTGTCGTACCTATAAAATTAATAATATTTTCTTGTGCTATATTTAATTGTTTTAATATTATTGCTAATGTTTCTGGCTTATATTTTTGTAGCCAAAGTGTTTTTTCATATAGCTCTAAATCAAGCATTTGTAGTTATTAATCCCATTTGGCTAATATTATATTGTTCTGTTTCAATATCAAAATCACTAGGGATAGATATTTCACCGCTTCCAATCATCTTATATGCAGTTTCTAAACTCATAAACCCACTATTTACAGCATTTACAAGTGATGTTAATTGTTGAGGGTCTAAAGGTTGTCTTAAAATATTAGCATCAATTTCAATAGTTCCGCCATTTGGTCCATATCCACCCATAATGCTCATAGCTGTAAGTATTCTTTCTATGCTATTAATAAGCAAATCAATCCATTTGTCTAGCTTTGATTGTTTAACTGTATTTGATATAATAGACTCTGTTGCAGTTTGCACTTTTGCATCTGCTACGATATTAAATCCCATTTCATAAATACGCTTTTCAATCTTTTCAGTAATTTTATTGTTTACTTCAACACCATCGCCCTTATAATCCACAACTGTTAATTTTGCATCTGGATTTTGTGCAGATAAAAAAGTATTTGGAGCAATTACCATTTTCTTTACGCTTTCTTCTTCAATACCCGCTGAAAAATAAAACGGTACACTTGCAAAATGCGCAGCCCATCGACTATCACTGTCAATCTGATAAACATCAATATTAAGCTTCCCTAATTCATACAATGGCGGTTCTGCTTCAAAGAATCCTATATTATCTAAGTTTAAATCAAATAGTGGAATAAAATCAAGCCCAGTAAGTCCAGAATCTAATAGAATGCCATCATCATTGTATAATTCCCATTGTCCTATAGATAGTACTCTGTATCTTTCTTCTGTTTCAGTTGCAAAAGGATTTTCAGGATCATCAATTTCTGCAAATTCTCTAATTTTTACCATTGATAATACAGTCTTACCATTTATAGCAGTAGTTTTCCAAGCTGTTATATTCTCAACTTTAACAGGCACAAGATATGGTCTTACTCCCATTGCAATTTCATCGGCTCGACTTTGCACATCAGCTCTAGGCATATCAACTAAAATAAAATCAATACCTTTTCGTAATGCGTTCTCAAAATATTCTGAAAATATTTTTTGGTAATCGTTGCCAGTGTAGTCTGCGTTTTCTAAATCATCTTGTAGTTGTTGTGGGACATCATCGTTTAGCTTGATGCCGTTTTTAAATACAAGTCCTGTGATTCCGTCTATTGTTGGATTGTAGAAGTCTTTGAATAAACTCAGGGCATGACGTGCTTCATATCTATCTTGATTCTCTGATTTAGTCTTTGGTAAGTATGTTTCTTTATTTCCTACGATACCCTCATATCCTCGCGTAAGGTCGTTTATAAATTTATACATTGGTAAACGATTAGATAATGAGGGCTTAACGTATCTTATATTATTAGCCATTTAAAGCCTTTTTGTTTATATTATAGCTAAAAATAGCGGTTGGGTTAAGGGGTTAGTTTTTAACCAAAATATAGCTACCATTAACCTTAACAAACTCATGCCCAGAATTTTCAACAGCTAAAAGCTTTCTGTCAAAGTCATATTCTTTTTTAGTTTTCATAATTACTAAAGCTATTAGTTCTTCTTTGGTTTTTGTTTCTAATGTTATTTTATAGTCTTTTTCGAATTGTTCTGTCATCTTCTTACTCCTTTTTTAAAATTATAGCATAGTAAAATTAATTTGTCAATTAGTTTCTTTCCCAGTTCTTAATATTCTTAACTCCATTATAACCTCTTGACTTCTGAATAAGTAAGTAAACTTCTTCGCCTTTAGTTTTTGTAACATCTCTTTTTAATCTCATTTTACCATCACTATGATTTTCTAAAACATAGTTTAGTTCCGAATGTTCTCCACGCTCTCCAACTTCATGGCTAATTATAATTAAATTACTTTTTGCTCTTTTAGTTATAAGCTTAATAAGATTTTTAAATGTTCTATTATCATTTTTCATATATTCAATACACATCTTATAAGTATCTAATATATAAGTTTGTTCAGATGCTATTAAATCTTCTGATGTGACATTCTCAAATATATCTGTCATTAAAAATTTATAATTAAGCATAAAATCTTCATGTTGTTTTGTATTTACTAAATCTTTATATCTTGATAAATACAATTCTACTGCTTTTTGTAATTCATGTGGCAAGAATCCAAGAAAAGGATTATCTTCTGTTGATATATTTTTATCATATATATCTATTAAGATATGTTGCATCTTTTCTAATCTTACCTTATGCTTTTTAAGCAATGATATATTTTCATTGTTTTTATCCATTAAGTAATCAATAAATCTATAACCATCTAAATGTACAAAATCTCCACTTAAAAAGTTGTTTCTATCAAAGTCAAGCAAGATAGGTTTAATTTTATGTCTATTTAAATTTCTAATTGTAGATGTTGTTTTACCTGCTCCACTTTCTCCATATAAAATAGTGGTACCAATAGGAAATACATCTGTAAGCATTTCTCTTTTATCTACTTTATAATTAAAACTATTTGACATTTCTTCTGCTGTCATAATATAACTTTCTGGAATATAAATATTTAAGGTAGGGTTTGAAGTTTCCAACGCTTCGCCCTATTTAATCCTTAGAGAAGAACACGGGCAGGTGCGTTGGATAACCCTTTAATGTTCTTCACTAAAAACTAAACTTTTCAACCTATATATTTAGTGTATTTAGTGTGTAGATGTTTGTAACACAACACACTATAACACAATTATATAGAGTTGTCAAGTATTTTTAGAACTTTTTTAAATAAATTTCAAAACTTCTTGACAATGTTAAATTAATTTGATACAATACGGTTATAATTTAAATTTAGGAGGAAGAGGATGAGTGAGATAATTAGTAGAGAGTTGTTGAGTGAGGTGTTGTGTATACCGTTAGATGAAATCGACAAATTTAAAAAAGTATATAATGGGGTACAAATATGTTGGACAGAAAAAGAAGCTGAAAAGTATATGTGTCCTTATCACGTAGATACTTACAACATTCACGAATTAGCACATAAGTGTAAAGAGTGGGCTTGGAACAATAAGATACTTTTAGTTGTGTCTCCACAAGGTAACAGTTTTAAAGATATACCTTTTTATAAAGTTAGAATTTTAGATAATGGAGAAGAAGTAAAGGTATTTACAGATTTAAAATTATATGAACCCGAAGCAATATTCAAAGCTTGCCAATACATACTAGAAAAAAAGGACAAATAAATGCACCACAGAAACTACAACATAGGCGAATCAAATTACGCTAAAAAGAATATCCAACCATGGGATATAATTAGAAATTGGAAGTTAGACTTTTTTGAAGGGAATATTATAAAATATATTGTAAGAGTCAAACCAAACACAAGAACAGAAGATTTAAAGAAAGCGTGTCATTATATACAGGAGATAATAGAATATACTAAAACTATGCCAAATAGAACGTTTAATGAAGCTACATACACGTCATCTGATATTATAAACGAATATAATCTGCATGAGAAGCAAGAAGCAGAAATCATCCATTATTTAAGAGACGCGTTTAAAACTAATGACTTAATTGAATATAAGATTTATTTAAGATTTGCTTTAGCTGATTTGAGGGGGATGATAAAATGACAACAAAAGAAATACTAACAAGAGAATACCTAATGTCAAGAGATATAAATATTATTGATCACGAAGATGTAAAAGGGATAGGCGATACATTAATCGTGTATCAATTAGAGCTACAATATGAAACTAAAATGATACTTAGAATATTGGCCGATCCTTTTATGTTTTTGTTTAGAAGAAGAATTCGTGAGTAGTAACTTGCGACTTCCCATAATCACTATAATGCCATGAAGCATAAGATGATCCATCAAATACATCATCAAACCATTCATGTTTTTTATTAGGTAGTCCGTTTTCATCAAATACGTGCTTTTCATGAGCTTCTATAAGTCTTTTACATCTTGGATGTATAAAGTATCGTCTTGTCTTATCTGCACTACATATCATTGAGTTATGAGCGTTTACTCTGTCAATAATGTTAGGATTACGTGTTAAGTTCATAACTTGATGCCCATAGCTTCTAATAATATCTAAATCAGTACGACCACCAGCACTTGATTTATTTGCATTTCCAGACGCATCAGTATGAAATATACATCTATGCTTTGGGTACCTTTGTTGAATAGCTATCATTAAATCATCTGTATTAAAACTACCAAAAAACTCATCAATAGCGTGTAATTCTCTATTACGTTTTACATGAACAGTACAGGGCATTTTATTAACGTTGAAATCCACACCCATTATAAGTGTATCAAATTCTTTTATTTCTTCATTACTTCTATTTAATTCTCTATCAAAATTAGGCACAACTAACCCATCAAAGCTTTCGAATGAAGCTAAATACTCTTGTCGAAATGTACGCTCATCTAAATCGTGCATTGCTGCTTGTATTTCACTTTCAGGAACATAACCACCATCAATAGTTGTAAATTGCCAAGAACTCCAATCATCTAATGATTTAGCATTATTATAAAGGTCATAGAAATAGTTTCTTCCCATAGGAGAGCTAATAAATAAAGCCCAACCTTGTTGATCA